TTTTGGAGTACATCATTCATTCGTGGAACAACAATCGATCAAGCAATTGTGTTAGTTGATGAATCACAGAACTTGAATTTTCATGAATTAGATAGTATAATAACAAGAGTAGGAGAGGATGCTAAAATCATTTTCTGTGGTGATGCAAGTCAAACAGACTTACAAAAAACCAATGAGAAGAATGGTATTCTTGATTTCATGAAGATTATCGAACAAATGCCTGAAGAGTTTGCGATGATAGAATTTAATGTTAATGATATCGTTCGCTCTGGCCTTGTGAGAGAATATCTTATTCGTAAAATGGCTATGGGATTTTAATGTTTATTGTTGAGAATCATTTAGGTGATTTAGAATTAGAGAAAAAAGAGACCGACGGACTTCGCCTATATAAGTTACCCAGCAATGAATGGGTTCCTTCTATCACCTCTGTTACTAGTTTCTATAATCGAGAGGTGTTTCGTGAATGGAGAAAGAGAGTCGGGAATGAAGAAGCAGATCGTGTCACAAAAGAGGCAACTCGACGTGGTACGGACTTTCATGAAGCTGCACAAGCCTATCTTGAAAACAAAGAGTTAGATTGGAATGATTACCAACCACTAACTCAGTTTATGTTTCACAGTGCTAAGTCTAGTCTGGATAAGATAGGAAAGATACACGCAATAGAACGCACACTTTATTCTGAATACCTTGGTCTGGCAGGAAGAGTCGATTGTATCGCCGAATATGAGGGCGGACTCGCTGTTATTGATTTTAAGACCTCGAAGAAAATTAAACCAGAAGAATGGATTGAACAATACTTTGTTCAAGAGGTTGCATATGCCTGTATGTATTATGAACTGACTGGAATTCCTATCCAAAAACTTATCACAATCATGGTCACACCAAACGGTGAGGTCAAAGTTTATGATAAAAGAAACAAAGGTGATTACATTAAATTATTGGTTAAATATGTCAAAAACTTTATCGAAAACCGAATGGTGGTTAATGGGTGACATCAACAAAGCTCTCAAAGAAAAGTTTCTCTGTTCAGCACAGTTTGCACAGGACATAGAGGCTATTGTCAAGAATGACAATTTAGGTTATATTGATGCTATCGTACATTATTGTGAACAAAATGCCATTGACGTTGAATCCGTGCCGAAACTCATTTCAAAACCACTCAAGGAGAAGTTGAAATGGGAAGCAACAGAACTCAACTATCTCAAACGTACCACAAGAGCAAAACTGCCCTTATGACTGGTTTTGACTGCTACAGAACTTACCTAGCATTCAAGAATCATTTTACGAAGGATAACTTTGACTATTTTAAGTATGGTGGTAAGACAAATGCAACCACCTCATCATTTAATAAGAGAAAAGACAAATATTTTTTTGAAAAGATGTCTCGTCAGAAAAAAGATGAAGATATCGTAGATTACTTCACTGCTATATTCTCTCAGTGTGATGATCCTCAAAGAATGTGGATCGGAGAGATCATAGAGACAGGTGAAGATAAGTATAATGACTGGAAAAAGAAGATACAGAGTTTAAATTATCTTTTTAAACAAGAGATGATGCAGATTTGTAGTGACAACGATTTTAATTCTTTGTTTGAATGTAAAAATGGAAAACATCCAATCATTATCAAAGAACATTTAAAGAAAAATATTACAACGGAAACATTGGTAATATTAGATGGTATGCTTGGATACAAAAAAGACTTTGACGATAAGTTAGATGACTTTGTATGGAAAACCGTCAGTATGAAACTTGACAAATACAAACCGTTTTTGTTAAATAATATTAACCTTAAAAAATATAAACAAACCCTCAAGGAGATTGTTGTTAAATGAACTTTGATTCTAGAAGTGAGTTTTTTGATTCTGAAATGGTTCAAGAGAGCCTCGAAGAAATAAAAGAACTTCAAGACTTAATTACACAGGGAATATTAGATACAGCTTTTTCATCTGTCACAGGATATGATGAAGATGAGTCAGAACAACTTGATCTAATTGAAGAGTTGTTAGAGAAACAAAAACTCATGTACTTCAGATGTAAGATCTCTGAGGATGAAGATGCATTGTTGGTCGCAGAGAATATGAGAGAGTCACTTAGACAGATGGGTATGCCTAGAGGTGCGACTGTAGAACAGATGTTTGATAATTTAAAGGGTTCGATTCGTAAGTTAAGAGAAACACTTGACAACTAAATAGTAGTGTGTTATATTAATAATGTTGGACGCAACATGGGAGTGACTGAATAAACTTACTGGCAACCGCTGGTTAAGGTGATGAGACACAGGTGGTGCTGCTGCTCGCAAGGGTAGAACCGATCAACCAATCGGGTCTCAGGCAATGACGTATTTACTTACTGTAGTAATGCCCGTTATTTGTTGGTACACAGGAATCCAACCTCCCTCTTTATTATTCCTAATTGAATAATTATGAAGGTGTGTGGTTTTACCACTGCCTTTTTTTAATATGAAGAAATTTATTTTTGACGTAGACGGAACTTTAACAGAAAGTCGAAAACAAATGGACATAAGTTTTATGTCTGAGTTTATAATTTTTTGCTGTAAATTTGATACCTACTTAGTAACTGGAAGTGATAGAGATAAAACAGTTGAGCAAGTAGGACTTGATGTATACAATCGTGTGAAAAGAGTTTTTAATTGTTCTGGTGCAGACATATATGAAAAAAATTTTAACGTTTACAAATCTGATTGGAAATTACCTGATGATGTAAAAAGATTCTTACAAGATGAGTTGGATTACAGCCAGTTTCCTTTAAAAACGGGAAATCATATAGAAGAGAGAGCAGGTGGTGTAAACTTTAGCATTTTAGGTATAAACGCATTATTTGAAGAGAGAGAAATATATCAAGAATGGGATGAAATACATGATGAAAGAATTGATATTGCAGATAGAATAAAAAATCAATTTCCAGACCTTAATGTTCTGGTAGGTGGACAAACAGGATTAGATATATCAAATGATGATAAAAGTCAGATATTAAAATATTTTAGTCCTTTTGATGAAATACATTTTTTTGGTGATATGATGGAAGAAGGACAGAACGATTATCCTTTAGCGAAAGCAGTAAAGGAATGGGGTGGTTATCCACACTCAGTAAAAAATTGGGAGGATACCCGAACTCAACTTAAAAAATTTGTGATATAATTAATAGTGTACGCTTCGGGGACAAAACTTACACTCGCTTATTAAAGGAGAACTATGACTTACTTACAAAAGTATCACACTGCTAATCTTCCAGAATTAATGAAGATTATTTCTAAGAATGGAATTGGTATGGATTCATACCTAGATAAATTTTTCAATTCTTATGAAACCACAACAAATTATCCACCCTACAATCTTATTCACGTAAATAATGTTGAGTCGATACTAGAAATCGCATTAGCAGGATTTAGTAAAAATGAACTTAATGTTTATACTGAATATGGAAAACTTATTGTTGAAGGAAAAAAAGAAGAAAAGGAGAAGGAATCCGAGTATGTCTATCAAGGATTGGCTCAGAGATCTTTCAACAGAACCTGGTCACTATCAGAAGATATTGAAGTCAGAGAGGTTCAATTTAAAGATGGATTACTTACCGTTAAGTTGGGTAAAGTAGTTCCAGAACACCATGCACGAAAAGATTATATGTGATATAATTAGATTAGATTATGTAATTAGATGGATTATAAAACATCTGGAGTTGATATCGAAGCAGGTAAATCCTTTGTAAATGATATAAAGGACACCATTAAGTCCACCCATAGACCAGAAGTCTTGGGTGGATTTGGTGGTTTTAATGGTATGATGAAGATTCCATCAGGATATAAAAACCCTGTTCTTGTATCTGGCACAGACGGAGTTGGCACCAAATTAAACCTCGCACGTATGGCAAATGACCATCATGGTATAGGTATTGATCTCGTTGCAATGTGTGTGAATGATGTAATAACTTGTGGAGCAGAACCATTATTCTTTTTAGATTATATTGCTTGTGGTAAACTTGATAGTGGTATTCTTAAAGTTGTTGTAAATGGTATTGCTGATGGTTGTAAACTTGCAGGGTGTTCACTGCTAGGTGGTGAAACTGCAGAGATGCCTAAATTTTACACCACGGGCAAATATGATGTTGCAGGTTTCTGTGTTGGTGTTGTAGAGGAAGATGAATACATTGATGGAAGAACTATTGTAGAGAATGATATTATAATTGGTATCGAAAGTAGTGGACTTCATAGTAATGGGTTTAGTCTTATTAATGATATGATTACTAAACAAAAATTATTTTTGAATCGAACACCTGAGTTACTTACACCAACTATAATCTATGCACCAATAGTTAAAAAACTTGTTGAAGATAAACTTGTAAAAGGTATGGCACATATTACTGGTGGAGGTTTACCAGAAAATTTACCAAGATGTATACCAAAAGGTTTGAATGTCAAATTAAATTATAATTCTTGGCAGTTACCTGAGATATTTCATAAAATTATGTTTGCAGGTGAGATACCAGAGGAAGAGATGATAAATGTTTTTAATCTTGGAATTGGGTATTGCATTGTTACATCTCCTAATAATGAAAGTAACATTCATAACATAATTGAAGATGTTGGTTTCAGGTCTTGGACAATTGGAGAAGTTGTGCTATAATAATTGTAAGAACGTAAAAAAATGTCTATTAAACTCACTCTATTAAAATCTGGTGAAACTCTTATTTCAGAAATGAAAGAGTTAGTCGCAGAAAAAGAGCAGCAAGCACATGCATATCTTCTAGAAAATCCTCATATAGTTCAAACTAGAGAAAAAACATTTCTATCTGAAGAAGAGAAAAAAACAGGAGATTTTGGTATTGATGTAACTTTAATACCTTGGATTATTTTATCTGCTGATAAAAAAGTAATTATACCTGTTGATGTTGTGACCACAATAGTTGAACCAATTAATTCAGTAAAACAGATGTTTATAGATAAGAATGAGGCATTTAATATAAAGGAGGAAGAAAATGATTAAGTGTGTTTTATTAGATGTTGATGTTGTCCTAATATCTGAAGTGATTGAAATGGATGCAGAGATTGGAGATCCAAATTGTAAATTAATAAATCCATATCTATTCAATAGTATTGATGATATGAAACCTTGGAAGTCTGAGATTACAAATCAAACAGAGTTTATGATACGCTCCGAAGATATATTGACTATCGCAGATCCTACTGGTGCAGTTGTAGACAAATACATTGAAATTACTTCATGAAAATTTTAAGTATAGATTTGGACTACTGCATGAGTCCGAGCATACAACTTTATAATAATGCTTTTTTTGATAACAATCCACTGACAAGATGGAATGATTTATTTAATAATACAGATTTTAAAGAAAACCATTTAATTATAGATCAATCTAATTTATTATTTTGCTTTGATATTTTCTTGAAATCATTGAAACATTGTGATAGTGTTTCATTTGGATATGAACATGATGCAATTCTTTTTGATATTGAAAAATTTTCTGATATAGAACTTATTAATATTGATCATCATGACGATGTTTTGGGTGGAAGTTATATAACTGATACTGTTTATAATCCCGAAGGTGCATTAAGTAAAGAATACTTTGATCTATGTGAAAATGGTAGAGTTAATGAAAGTAACTGGGTATCGTGGTTAGTTAATCAAAAAAAATTAAAATCTTACACTTGGATTTGTAATCAAAATAGTAATAAAAGTAAAAATTTTGTTATAGAAAGACTTATTTCAGAATACGTAACTATTGAGAAGGAAAATTATAAATTTGAAAATTATAAATTTGATCATATTCATGTTTGTTTATCACCTCAATATATTCCAAAAAATCATTGGCACTATTTTTCAATGTTTATTAACACATATGAGCATTTTCATGAGAAGGATGCTAGAATAGAAAACAAAAAGTTTGAACATGACTTTCGATACAGAATATTAGGAAATGAGATTTTACACTAACGTTCAAATGGTTGGGGATAATTTCCTTGTTCGTGGATACGAAGATGGTAAACATTTTGCTACTCGTGAAAAGTTCTACCCCACGCTGTTTGTTGATTCAAAAAGAAAAACAAAATACAAAACTCTTGATGGTTTACCTGTAGAACCAATTGAACCTGGTACAGTGAGAGATTGTCGTGAGTTTATCAAGAAATATAATGAAGTTGAAAACTTCAATGTTTATGGAAATGAAAGATTCATTTATCAATATATCTCATCAAAGTATCCAGAGGTTGAAGTTAAGTTTGATACAGAGAAGATAAAGTTAACAACAATTGATATTGAGGTTGCATCTGAGAATGGTTTCCCTGATGTAGAATCTTGTGCTGAAGAGGTATTACTTATTACTTTACAAGATTATGCAACAAAACAAATTCGTACTTGGGGTCGTGGTTCATTTAATAATAAACAAGAAAATGTAATCTATAAAGGATTTAAAACTGAATATGAACTTCTTACAGATTTCATCAACTGGTGGATGATTGAAGATAATACACCAGAAGTTATTACAGGATGGAACAGTAAACTTTATGATATTCCATATCTTTGTCGTCGTATTGATCGCATACTTGGTGAGAAACTAAAGAAAAGAATGTCACCTTGGGGATTAGTAACAGAAGAAGAAACATTTATCGCAGGTCGTAAACATATTTCATATGATATTGGTGGAGTGTCTCAGTTAGATTATCTTGACCTATACAAAAAGTTTACTTACAAAGCACAAGAATCATATCGTTTGGATTATATTGCAAGTGTTGAACTCAATCAAAAGAAATTGGATCACAGTGAGTTTGATACATTTAAGGATTTCTACACAAAAGGTTGGCAAAAGTTTGTTGAATATAATATCATTGACGTGGAACTTGTTGACCGTTTGGAAGACAAGATGAAGTTGATCGAACTCGCACTGACGATGGCATATGATGCAAAGGTCAACTATGAAGATGTGTTCTATCAAGTAAGAATGTGGGACACAATAATTTACAATTATCTCAAGAGAAGAAATATTGTTATACCACCAAAGAATCGTTCTAACAAAAATGATAAGTATGCAGGTGCATATGTGAAAGAACCAATACCTGGCAAATATGATTGGGTTGTTTCTTTTGACTTGAATAGTCTATATCCGCATTTAATAATGCAATATAATATTTCACCAGAGACTTTACTAGATACAAGACACCCATCTGTCACAGTTGATAAAATCCTTGAAGAGGACATAACATTTGAAATGTATAAAGATAATGCTGTTTGTGCAAACGGTGCAATGTATCGTAAGGACGTAAGAGGTTTCTTACCAGAACTGATGGAGAAGATGTATAATGAAAGAGTCATCTTCAAAAAAAGAATGATTACTGCAAAAAAGAAATATGAAAAGACCCCAACAAAAAATCTTGAAAAAGAAATTGCAAGATGTAATAATATTCAGATGGCAAAAAAGATTTCCCTTAACTCTGCTTATGGTGCTATTGGTAATCAATATTTTCGCTATTATAAACTTGCCAACGCAGAAGCTATTACTCTATCTGGTCAGGTTTCTATTCGTTGGATAGAAAACCGTATGAACAAGTATCTAAACAAAATTTTAAAAACGGAGAATGAAGATTATGTCATTGCTAGTGATACTGATTCCATCTACCTTAATCTGGGTCCTTTGGTTGAAACTGTATACAAAGGGAGAGAGACGACTAATGAAAGCATTGTGTCGTTCCTTAATAAGATCTGTGAGATGGAACTTGAAAAGTATATTACGAGTTCTTATGAAACGTTGGCGAACTACGTAAATGCTTATGATCAAAAGATGTTTATGAAGCGAGAGAATATCGCAGACCGTGGCATCTGGACAGCAAAGAAAAGATATATTTTAAATGTGTGGGATAGTGAAGGTGTCAGATATGAGGAACCTAAACTGAAGATGATGGGTATTGAAGCAGTAAAGTCATCAACTCCTGCACCTTGTCGTTTACTTATTAAGAATGCACTTAAGTTAATGATGAATGGAACAGAAGAAGATGTGATAGATTTTATTGATGAGTCCAGAAAACAATTCAAAAAATTACCACCAGAAGAAATTGCATTTCCTCGCACTGCATCAAACGTGCAAAAATATAAAGCATCATCTACAATATATGCAAAGGGAACACCGATACATATTCGTGGTGCGTTATTATTCAATCATTATATAAAGCAGAAGAAGTTGGATAATAAATATTCACTTATTGGTAATGGAGAAAAAGTTAAATTTCTTTATCTACAAAAACCAAACATCATACAAGAGAATGTTATTTCTTTTATTCAAGACTTTCCAACTGAAATTGGACTTGACAAGTATATAGATTATGACCTACAATTTGAGAAGAGTTTTGTTGAACCACTCAAAGCAATTCTTGATGCGATTGGTTGGAACGTCGAAAAAACTGTAAACCTAGAATTATTTTTTACCTAATGGATTTACCTATTGATTTAGATGAACTTGATGTCATTATTGAGTCTGTGTCAGATGTTGATACAGAACTATGTCGGAAGTTGAGATTAGTAAAAGGTTTAGTTGAAGATGGTAAACCTTATAAAAAAATACTCCGTGAAAAATATGGTTATGTAGCATAATGTTTTTTAAAAAATTGAGTCTTGTTACTGGTGGATTTGATCCAATACACAGTGGACATATATCATATTTTACAAGAGCAAAAGATTTTTCTGATTATCTTGTAGTTGGTATTAATACAGAAGAATGGTTGACTAAAAAGAAAGGTCAATACTTTCAATCTTGGGTTGAACGTGCGGAGATTATTCGTCACTTAGATATGGTGGATGCAGTGATTACTGTACCAGATGATGATAAAGGTTCTGCTTGTGGTGCAATTGCTAAATGTTTAGAGATATCAGAGAAGGTAATTTTCTGTAATGGTGGAGATAGAGGATCAGACAATACACCAGAAACTGACAAGTATGGTGAAGATCCACGAGTACAATTTGAATTTGGTATTGGTGGTGATGACAAGATGAATAGTAGTTCTTGGATACTCAAGGGTTACTTTGAAAGACAACGTAAATTATTAGGAATATGAATTGTTGGCACTGTGGCACTGAATTGATTTGGGGTGGGGATCATGACCTTGACGATTATGAAGATATGGAGTATGATATAGTTACAAACTTAACTTGTCCTAAATGTGAATCTTATGTAGAAGTTTATCATAAGATACAAAAATAATTATGTTATTAAAAGAACAAGATGCTGTTTATGCAGCTGATAAGTTCATCAACTATTTCTCTAATATGGATAGGATTGATGAATATCTGCGTAACGTAAAGATTGAACGTGTACTAAGTCGTAGTCCTCTTTCTCAGTTTTATGAGGAGGAGGATACTCATGGTATGTTTACTGCTTATGATATGCATCCAGAGGATATGGATATTGCCTGTTATGAAGCTAGAGATCTAAAGAAAACAAGTGGTAGAATATCTGGTATTCGTTCACTCAAAGAATTCAATGAGAAGTTACAGATTACAACATCTCATGCGATAGAAGATTCTGTGCCTGGAAAATCATTGAAGTGGATGATTGTAGAAAAGAATACAAATACAATCTTAGGATTCTGTAGATTTGGATCTCCAACAATTAATTCTAAACCACGTAATGATTGGTTGGGTACAACACCTGATCTAGGTATCTTCAATCGTCATGCCATCATGGGATTTATTATTGTTCCCACTCAACCATTTGGATACAATTATCTTGGTGGTAAGTTATTGGCTATGTTGTGTTGCACACATGAGGTCAGAGATATATTAAATAAGAAATATGATGCAAATATATGTCACTTTGAAACTACATCTCTTTATGGTACTACAAAGAGTTCATCACAGTATGATGGATTGAAACCTATTATGAGATACAAAGGCCTTACACAAAGTAATTTTACTCCTTTACTTCATGATCACATATTCAAGGATTTAAACAAATGGTTTATAGAGAGAAACAATGGGGATCTGTTGGTCAAGGCCGACGCATCAAGTCGGAAGTTAAAGACACAAACCAAGATGATAGCCATAATCAAGAAGAACTTGTCTTCTCAAAAGGCTGTGGAGTTTCAAACTGCGATTGCAAATGCAACAGCGATGACTGAAAAGAAGAGAACATATTTTTCTAATTATGGTTTCCAAAATGTTAGAGAAGTATTACTCGGAGAAGATAAACAGTTGATAGAAAATCCACAAAACTTTGATAAGTTTTATATTGATGCTGTTGTCAAGAAATGGAAGAAGATGGCTACAAAAAGATATAACAAACTCAAGGAGTGTGGAAGTTTACGAACTGAGCTTGAGGTGTGGACAAAAGATATGGATATTGATATAATAAGATGAGAAAGTTCTGGAGGATATGGAAGTATGCGCTGGGTTCTTTCTCTGATGAGAAGACGAAGAGGTATGATAATACTATTGTCCTTGTACGATCTTTTATCTTTCTTACTTATCTCATTACTAATTGCTTTATTATTAGCGGAGTAATCCGCCATTGGAATAACTGATGAACATTTTTGTTACTGATCCTGATCCAGTAAAATCTGCACAGGTATTACCTGACAAACATATTGTCAAGATGCCACTAGAAACATGTCAAATGCTTGCTATTGTAGCTTCACCTGAGTGGGGTTACAACTTTGGTACTCTACCAAAACTTGATGGTACACCATACAAGACTAGTAAGGGTGCGTTTCGTGGTCATCCCTGTACTATCTGGGCACAGACAAACTGGTCATGGTTGATTGAACATGGTCTTGCACTATGTTATGAATACACTCATAGATACAACAAAGTACATAGTTGTCAAACTGCTATGGAACATGCTGTTGATATATTCCCACCACAAGATGGTGATCCTACATCATTTGCCTTTGCAGGCCCTGATGAGTTCAAACATGACAAGACTATTGATATATTCACTGCATACAAACGTTATATTGCATCCAAACCTTGGGCTGCATCTAACTACTTACGTGACCCATCCAGAAAACCAGATTGGTTATGACTTACTTCAAACAGACATGTGATAAACCATATGATCGTCATCACTATAAGATAGTTTGTCAGAATAAATCTTTTGTGGTAGAATCATGGGAACAGGTTAAAGAGTGGTGGTGGAATAATTGTCATTTACCAAAATTTGATGCAGTTGTACATGTACTAGATAAACCAAAGAAAAAACCTAAAGGATTTTAATGTATCACAACAACTTTTTTACTGATGAACAATGGGAGTGCATAAGGGTGTGTGTAGAAAATGCACCTATACCTTATGATATTACTAAAAAGAAAATACCAGTGGCTATCTTAGATAAGATTGGCCATTCAATCAAACAAAAACACGAAGGTGAAACTTTAGTAAAATGTGATTTATCTATTTACGAATGAAACTAACACAAGAACTGATTGACAAAATTCAAGAGGCAATGTTACATACCAACTTGAAAGGTGAAATAAACTGGAAAGATGGTGATGATATCGAAGTACAGATTGCAGGTACTTTTGCAAAGGATAAATTTATTGTATTGAAAAATTCATCAAAGAACCCTTTTGAAAATGCCCAACCACATCCTCACTTTGATTATGAAAAGAAGGTATTTACTAAAGATGGTAGAGAAGAATATATGAAAGAACAGGAGAAGTTAAAGAAATGAGTGAAGAAGAATTACAAGAACAAATCATACAACAAATTGAAGTTCTAGTTGAAGAACTAGGTGGTAGTATGTGCCACTCTGTAAGGTGTAACAGTATGGGTAGACAGAGTAAAGTTATAGAGATAGAATATAATGTAGAAGAATAAAACTACATTATGAACATCTTTGTGACAGACCCTGACCCTGTTGTTTCAGCAGAGGTTCTACCTGATAAACACATTGTCAAAATGCCATTAGAAACTTGCCAGATGTTGGCAGTAGTTTATTCTAAATGGTATTATGATTGGGGTAATGATTTACTACCCAAGAAAGACGGAACACCATACAACACAGAGAAAGGTGCATTCAGAGGACATCCTTGCACTATCTGGGCAGCAGAAAGTATTGCAAACACTGCGTGGTTAATTCAACACGGTTTTGGATTACTTGAAGAGTATACACATAGGTA